TGGAGGCGGATAGTCAAGACACTCGGCATATCCGTTTTTCTTAGCTTTATAGCGACGCGTCGCTGCCGCGTTTATCGCTTTAGTTCGTGGACGCGAGCCATACTCTTTAACTCTCAACGGATTGTTTTTTCGCGCTTCCTTGTCTGCATCGAGACGCGCCGCGTCTATGTTTCAAATATGACTTGCGGCCATATGCTTTCATTTTCTCGGGATTGGCTTTTTGCCAAGCGCGCTGATATTCCCTTCGGCGAGGCGTAGGCTTTTCCGAGTGCGTTGCGCGATATCTCTTTTTGGCCTTCCGATTCCACGCTTTTACCTTTTCTAGATTCCTGCTCTTGTATCGCAGAGCATTGCGCCTGCGATCCTCCACATTTTTGTAAGGCAATTTTCAGCCGTACGTAATATCGCCGAGGATTGGCATATGCCCAAGACTCGGCATCGCCACGTCGCTCGCCACCAGATCATAGGCGTTGACGTTCGTTGCACGTGCGATGCCCTCGTCGGTCCATGACCGGTACCAGTACTGACCCGGCATCGCACGAACCAGAAACTCGTCGAGCAGGCTTTGCGCGATCGAGGAACGGGTCGAGGCATCGTCCCAATCCAGATAGCTGATGCGAACGTTGATCGGGTACGGGATCGGCGACTCGACAAAGACATCCTTCACCGCGACGGGCCGCATCTTGTCGATGTAAGCCTTGACGATCGCGACGTCGTCAGGCGTCGGAAAGCCGCCGGTCTCGGCGCGCAGCTCGTCCATCATGAAGCGTACTGTCACGGTGCCGATGCCCATCTCGAGCGGCCCGCACCACGCCCGCGTCACACCCGGCACCGCCAAGGCCCATGCTTCGTAGTCGTATGCAGAGCCGCCCATCGGCGGCTGCTGGATGCGGCGCAGGATGCGCGAGCGCAATTGCGCGTCGTTCTCCTCGTCGGCACCCCCGACCAGCTGCAAGACCGTCGCAGTGCTCTCGATCCCCGGAATTGCTTCCAAGAATGTCAACGTGCTGCCATCATCGAGATTGCCAATCGAACCGGCGTCGATCGCCCTGATCTGGCCCTGTGCGGCCTGACTGGACGACGATGTGACATCGGCCAGCAATTCGTATTCCACCGTCGAACTCGTCGTGTCCGGCATCGTGATCGAGGCGCTTTGCAGGCGCGAGCCAGCCGGGATGATAAGTCCCGCAGTTGTCGCCGTGAACTGCACCGTGCCCACCGCATAGGTCGCGACCTTGCGCCCGGTCGAGCCGTCCGCGTTGACCAGCCAGATGTTGCCGTGACGATCGAGCCATTCGGTCTCTGCTGTGTCGGGCAACAGCTGCAACGCCAGCCAGTCGAGATATTGCAGCGTCAGGAAGCACAGTGCGCCCTGATTGTCCGACAGCACCCGCAGCACGCTGTTGGGCACCAGCGCGTCGGCACCCGGCAGCTTGGCGCGGATTGAATCGCGGACCAGGCCGCGCACTTCAGGAAGTGTGGGGGTGGACCAAGGAATGGCCGTTACTCCTGATTACCGATGTCGTAGCCGCCACCGGAAGTTATCATGTCGCTCCACAGGATGGCGTAGCGCAGTTCAATCTCGACGATCGGCCCGCGATAAATCCGCACCAAGGCGTCGATGCGTTCTTTGGCGATGCGGCTGGCCTGCACCTCAAAGCTCGAGCCGATGCGCTGATCCATGAACGGCTGGATAGCCTCGCGGATGTACTGCTCGACCAGCGTTGTGGTGGCACCGCGCCGCGAGCCGGGGCCTTCAATTTTGGAGCGCTGCAATAGCCACAGGCGCGATCCGATCGGCCAGCCGCCCCAGATGTCCTGTGCCTGATAGTCGCCCCACCAGCCGCGCCGGTCGGTGTCGTCTGGATCGGGCAGGATGTCGTCTGTCGCGGCCAGACCGTCCGTCCCCAGCGCGACGATCACGGCAGTCGCCAGCGCCTGCGTGTCGTCGAGCGTGCCGTCGCTCAGGAGATTCCAATCAATCTGGACGACGCCTTGGCCCGGAAACAGCGTGTTCTGAACCAGCCGGATGTCCATCAGAAACTTCCCCCGTCCAGCGTGTCGTTGTCGCGGGCAAGCGCCGGATTCCAACTCGTATTGCGACGCCCATAGGTCGTGTTATCACTGGGCGCTTCCGGAATTCCCGCGCCGCCTCCACCGCCGCCCGTGTTGTACGGCCGGAGCATGATGACCCGGCGCGTCCGCTGATCGTACTGATCAACGTCGATCAGGCCCCAGCCATCGGCTCCGTAGCCATCGAGATAGCTCTCAAGCTCGTCGGTCGCCTTTCCGGTGGGATAGTCGAGAACCAGATATTCCACTGTCGCCCCGCTCTGGATGAATGTGCCCCGCCGCATGGCCTGCGTGGCACTGCTGACCGTAACCAAGCGCCAGCCATCGGTGCCGTAGCCATTCAATTGAGCCGTCAACTGGTCAGCCGCAATGCCCGTCAGCACGTCGGCGACTTTGTAATCGACGCTCATCTACCAGTTCGTCGTCACGAGCCACGCCACGCCTTGGCTTGAGCGTACGCCCCACGTCACCGGCAGCCGCACCATCACGCCCACGCAGTCGGTCTGCCACATCGATCGCGACAGCGGATCGGTGTCGGCTGGCGCGGTGTCCATCCTCATCGCCGCCTCGTGGCGCGCGGTCACCTCCGGCACATCGCCCAGCACGGACGCAATATTGTCCGGCGCGAGAAACGTCAGCGGTTCTACGTTGGTGATCGGGACAGGGATTGGCTTGCCCTCTTGTACGAACGAAGCGTAGGCCGAATCACCGAGAATGGTTGGCACCGCGATGTTGCCCGCACGATCGAATTTCAGCTGCAAGCCTTCGCGAAACAAGCGCGCCGCTACCGACGTTGGGGCCAGCGTGGCCATGATGTCCGGCATCACGGTTTGGATCAGCGGCGGTGCCGATGCGGTGTCGGTGATGTTGACCGCACCGCGCGTCAGCCACTCGGCACCGCGATCGTCCGACCATTCGCGTGCCACCACCCGCGCAGCCGACGTGCGGTCGAGCGCACCAATCGCGGTGCTGGCACAGGCGCGAACCAGACTGCGGACTGCGGGGCGCTCGGCGATCGCGCGCGAAGCCGCCGTGGTCAAATCTGCACCCATTGCGTGGACGTACCATGGTTGTAACGCAAAAAGGTCATTCCAGAATCACTCTCGAACCAGATCGAGCCATCGGGCACACCGACCGGCGGCGTGTCGGACACGTAGACCGTTGCGCCACTGCTCACCGCTGCACCGCCGATCACTACGATTGATGTCGCCATGCCAGCGCTGTTGCCCTTGCCGTAATAGAGTTTGTCGTCCACTTCGTTGTAGGCAATCTCTGCGGAGGCGAGAGTTGCTGGCGGTCCTGCCGCACCGCCTACGGCCCGCCGCTTGATGCGAAGTGTGTCGGTCATCGTTTAGAACGTCCCGCAATCGAACGTAACGCCGTCGATCGTGCCGCCAGTGATCGCGACAGCACTGGCGTTCTGCGTGGCCATTGTCCCTAATCCGGAAACGTCGGTCGAAGGAATTTGCGCCACCGCCGTAAAGGCCGAAGTACCGTTGCCGATCAGATGCCCGGTCAGCGTCGTAGCACCCGTGCCGCCCTTGTTCACCGCGATGGTGGTGCCGCTCCACGTGCCCGTCGTAACCGTGCCCAGCGTGGTGATCGAGGCCTGCCCGACATAGTTGGCGTCGATGTCGATGTTGTCGGCATTGACGAGGATGCGATTGGCCGTTCCGACAGCATCAATAACGTTGCCGGTCTTGACCAGCCCCGCGCCCCCTGTGATCTGGCCTGCACCGGAGAATTGCACCCACGTGATCGCCGTGGTGTTGAGCGTGCCGCCCTGGTCCGACGTGCAGAGCCAGCCGTTGTCAGCGTTGGCTGTGCCCTGCTCGACGAACACGTAAGCGGACGGCACTTCCGCCCATGTATCCATGTCCAGTGCGCGAGTCCACGCACCCGCTTGCACGACGTAGATGCCGTTGTTGGCCGTGGTCGTCTGGTCCTTGACCAGCACGCGGTCGTTAGCCACCAGCGCGACGCCGTCCACCGTCTGCGTGCCGCTCAGTGTCAGGTTGGCAGTCGAGGCTGCCTTGACAGATGGCTTGGCATCGATACCCGAAGCGATGCCGTCAACGTAGTTCTTGGTCGCGGCATCCTGTGCCGCCGTGGGATCGAGCAATCCTGTGATCTTGTGACTATTCCACGACACATCTACAGCAGGCGCCACCAGCTGATCGATCCGCGTCGCCATCACGTATTGCGTTGTCGCGAGCTGCGTGGTGTTGGTGCCGTTAGCCGGTGTAGGCGCGGCGGGCACGCCCGTGAATGTCGGCGAATTGATCGGGGCCGCACCGATATCGGCCAGCAACTGTGCTGCCGTGACATCTATTGGCGTCGCACCCGAACCGGTGTTGTTGCCCTTGTAGGTGTGGGCCGCCATCGTACCCAAGGAAGCGTTGGCGATGCCGTTGGCCGAAATACCGATGGTGACCGCACCTGTGCCGCCGCCGCTCAAACCGTTCTGCACGGTGATGCTGGAGACACCGGCAGCGATCGTCCCGAGAGCGCTTTGCACGAAGGCCGTGGTCGCCAGCTTGGTCGTCGAATCCGTGGCCGGTGTCACCGTTGGCGCGGTTGGCGTGCCCGTGAATACGGGCGAGGCCAGCGGCGCGCGCGAGGTGTCGGTCGGGTGAACGTGGTCGCTCTTAGACATCAGGCTGGAAGTACCCGGTGCCGCCGTGCCATTCATCGTTGGGTTGGCAACGGACCCGAGACCTGCACCGCCGATCGGCACGACCACAGTCGCAGTACCGCCCGCGCCGCCAGTGCCTTCGCCGTAGTAGAGCGTATGGTCAACTTCATTGTAAGCCAATTCGGCATTGGCTAACGACGAGGGTGCGCCAGCGCCACCCGATACGCGACGCTTGATCCTGATAACGTCGGCCATCAGAAATTACCCCCATCCAACACGTCGCCCGTGATCGCCAGCACCCGTTGCCAACCCGCGTTGACACGGCCATAGGCCTGCCCGTTAGAGGGCGCTTCAGTGATGCTACTGGTCAAGCGTCCGCTGCCATCCAGCGTGAGTGGCGCAGCGATCTTAAGTCCAAGTGTATCGACGTTGAGATACAGCGGGTCCTGATACGCCAATGTCAGGTTGCCGCTGCTGATGTTCATCGGCGGCGTGGCCGAAGTGACCAGACCGCCACCCCCGCCACCCCCGCCGCCGCCGTCGAGTATGGCGTCGAGATAGCGCTTAGTGACCAGATGCTGCGGCAAAATAGGATCGGCGGCGCTGACCTGTTTGACGAATGTGCCAAAGCCTTGGGTGAACTTGTCGCCCATGATCTTGACCAGCGGATTGCCGTCGCGAGCCGTCGCGCCGTCCGGAGGCGAGAACGTATGCACACCGGTCTTGTAGTTGATCGTCTGGTCGTGGACCAAGTTGGTCGTGTCCTTGGTCATCTCCAGATATTGCTTGCCCTGCTGGTCGTAGCGCTTGGTCTGGCCGTATGACGAGCTACTGCTAGAGCTGCTGTCGCTGCTGCTACTGCTACTGCTACTGCTACCATTCGCGGCCCTTGTCGCAGCCTTGCCGCTGCCGCCGCCAGATTGCTGTTGTTGCTGCGGCGGATCGAACAACTGAAATCTAACTTTCTTGTCCGTCCGTCCGGTGAGAAACACACCGTCTTTGTTGAAGTGCAGCTGATGTTGCAAATAATCGAAAATTGCAACATCGCCCTTTTCCAAGTTCTTCAGGCGAAAGCGCCGATCGTCCATCACCGTGCAGACCGGGAACGAGCGGTTGCCGCCGAGAAACGAGATGAATGCCTCGGCGCACTCGCTGATCTGGCCGTCCGCGCCCTTGAGGGCATCGCGCACCACCGACGTGAAGCCGTAGTTCTGCGGTGATTCAAACGCCTTGCGGGCCTCGCCCTTGAGGAAATTGCCCGCCATCTCCTGCATCAGCTTGGTGTCGTCCACCTGATCGACCGTGGACCGTGCGCCCCCTGAATCATAAGATCGATGCAGCGTATCGGCAGGCGTAGAGCGGTGCATGCGGCGTCCCTATGGATTAGGCTTGATGATTGGCGGCGTCGGCGGCGGTGTTTCTGGAGCGGGCGGTGGTATCTTCGGCGGATCGGTGTTCGTTGTGGCGCGAGGAATCGGCGCCGCGCCTCTGCTATTGAGCCCCTGTGAATTGACGCATTGCAGCTCGGTCTGCGAGCCGCTCTGGCTGTCCTGCTTCCACGTCACGGTGCGTATCTTCAGGGGCTGATTGTACAGCATGGCCATCGGCGAATGCACGATCACCTCGTCGCCCGCCTGCCACAACGTATGCCCAGTCGTCGGGCCCAGCTGCTGATGCGCAAACGATTCGACCGTGGTCGGCAGCGGTCGAAACCAGCCGTAAACCGTGACCGTCGCATCAATCTTGGTAACGTCCTCGCTCCACATCTTTTCGGTCTCGGCCCGCTTGGCGACCTCGGCGGCCGACCACACCGGATGCTCGATCGCCGTCAACAAGATGCTGTAGGGGCCAAGAATGCCCTTGATCTTGGCTTCCTGCTCGGCTGCGACCCGGCCCCACTCGCTATCGTTGCCCTTCTTCTGGCCGCGAACGAGAAACTCCGACCGTGCGGCCTCGACCGTCAGCACGCACTGTAGCTTCTCGATGTTCACGCCTTCGACCAGCTCGCCAAGCGATGGGAAGGAATGCTCGCCGATGAACAGGAAATCCCCGTTCGGCATGTTAGACACGATGATCTTGCGGTCGCGCGCCAAGCGCTCGAGCATCTGCCCGATAGTCTCGCCGCCCTGCGGCGAAGCTCCGCTCTGAAACGGCGTTTGGTCAATCGTGCCGATGGTCTGATACTTGACGCCGGTCGGCGCCAGGATTTCGTCCGCGATCTGAGTAAAGCTCTTGCCGTCGAAATCGCTGGTCTTGTGATCGATGCTCGACCGCGACGCAAACCACGAATAGCTGACGCCCTGCAACCGCACCATGTGCTGGTTGGCGTCATAAGCAACCTGCCGCGTCACGATCACGCCGCGAATGACTTGGATGCCGCCAAGATAAATATCGACGATGTTGCCCGGAGCAAACTGCAATACCTGTCCCGGCAATGGATACGGTTCGCGCTCCGCACAGGTAAAGCGGAATTCAGAAAAATCTGAACCCCAGCTCCATTGTATCCAGACCGTTTCCCAATCCTCAAACAGCAAGCCGCCGACGAACAGGGTGGCAATCTCGCTCGGATTGCCCGCTTGATCGACCCGCACCAGATCGGGCCGCGACACCATGTGCGCTGCGGCGATAGCGGCAGCGAGCGCCCCGCTGGGATTGGCGCTGCTGGGGGTGGCTTCGGGAAGCCGTACGTTGGGCGTGGTCGCCACGGCTACTGCTCACGCCGACAATGCGCGGCCTTCACGCAGGCAAAACGCAGGATGCACGATCTTGTTTTCCTTGACCAGTTCATCGGCGCGACCCGCATCGGCATAGAGCCGCTGGCCCAGCGACAGCGACGGCAGCACCAGATTGAAACGATAGGCCAGCATGCGCGGCAGTGGCCGCGCCGTCTCGGTCAGATGCTGGATGATCGCCGCCTGCAACTTCAGCACCGCCCGCCACGTCATCGAGTCCATGCGGCTTGCAAGTGTCGCCTCCATCTCCTCGTAGACAGCGTTGACTCGCACCTTGACCAGATCGACATCCGCACGGCTAGTGAACGTCATGTTAGCAATCATCTGACCAATGACCGCCAGCGACAGCTCGACCATCATGTCGCGAACCATGATTGCGCCAATCGTTGTCGCCGCCTGTGCGGCTGCGGTTTCTCGCACAGCTTCCATTTGTTGCAGGTTGATGCCATTGTCGAACGCCAGATTGAAACAGCGAGTAACCGCCAGATCGATCTGATCGGTCTGCAACAGTTGCAGCGCATAGGCCTTGGTGGCACCAACGGCGGCCCGCATCTCGGCACCGTTGCGCCCATAGGTCGGCGTCCAGCCCAACAGCACGTCGAGCACGGTATTGACGATCGGCTGGGCTTCCTTGGCGTCCGCCTTGTCCATTGCTTAGTTACCTAAATAGAAGCCAAAAGGCGGTACCTTGGACCATGACGGTCGCGGCAATCCTGTTGGTGCCCGTTGCTGCGCCCATGTGTTGGTAATCTGGTTCTTGAGTTGTTGCGACATCGACTTCAGATTTTCTGCCGTATCGGTCTGCGGCATGAATGGTTGCACGCCCATTTCGACAAACTGCATGTCGAAGACGCAATAGCCGCCAGCTTTTTCTTCTTCGGTCAAACGATAACGCTGACAGCGGACCCGCATTGGCCCGAACGTCGGCAATTGCAGCACGCCAGGATCGCCGCGCTCCAGCCGGTTTTGCAGCTGATCGCGAGCAATCTGGTAATCGCGGCGGTACAGCGTCAGCGACGACAGATCGTCATGCGGATAAACGATGCAGTAGCCGCGCACCGAGAACGCCACCGCGCGCCGCCCCATGTCTTCGGCATAGGGAAGCTCTTTCTTCGGAAACTCATGCACCACGATGCGGCGTCCGGATTCGCGCGAGCCGCTCTCGACATGAAACATGCAGCCCGCAAAGTGCGCGGGCATTAGCCGCTGCCGCCAAGCTTGATTGGGTTGATCGCGAATGGTTGGCATTAGTCACCCAAATCCGCTGCTCGGGTTTTCTCGGCGGGCGTCATCTGGACCTGATGCTGTATCTTGGTGACCTTCAACAGGCCGTCGCCGCCACCGGACACGCGCGTACCCGGCGGTGCGTTGACGTTGACATCAAGCCGTCCCTTGCCGGTCACGGTCACGTTGCTGTCGCTGTCCAAGTCTCTTCCCCGCCCAATCCGTTTCCCCGCCTCGCGCTGCTTGCGGTTCTCTTCCAGCTGCTCTTGGCGTCGCTGGCGCCGCTCCTCGGCTTCAGCTGGAGTTTCATCGGCGCGCCCAACCAATCGCGACAAATCCGAATTGCGATCCCTGATGATACGATTGGTTTCTTCCTCGCTCTCCCTGGACTTTTGCTCTCTCTCTTGCTCCTCGCGCTCGTGCAGCTCGCGGAATTTTTCGTCCATTCGACGCTGCCGCGAGTCGGCAGGCTCGGGCGCACCGCCCAAGGGCGCGGCCTCGTGGCCGACACCCGGCGTCCGTGGCATAACCCGCCCGCGCCATGCCGCCCGCCGTCTTCGGACTTCTGCGGGCTCCCGCGCACCGCCCAAAGGCGCCGCCTCGGTGCCAACACCCGGAGTGTGCGGGAAGCGCGGGCGCGGATCACGCGCACCGCCCAGCGGTGCCCCCTCGCCATGGCTCCGCTGCCGCCCCATCTCGTCGATTTGGGTTTGGCTGATCTCGTGGCGCAGCTGCCGGATGTGATTCAAATTGTCCTGATGATCGGCCGCCTCACGCGCCTGCCGTGCGGCAGCAATGCCGGGGGCAACGCCGCCCGCAACAGAACCCGGCGCCCCGCCTTCACCGCCGCCGAGCCGGCTGCCAGTGTAGGGATCAAAGCTGCGCAGTGGCGCTCCGGTGTCGGGATCGTAGATGAATCCAAGTCGCCGCTTGGCGGTGGCCATTTGCTCGGGCGTGGCCATCGCCATGATTGGATTGCCTGCGGCGCTGGCGGTAGCAATGCTAGGACCGACGCCTAGCTGTCGCAGCTTCGACGCCCATGCGCCCCGGCCCATCGCCTCGAAATGCATCGGGTCACCAAAGCGACCACCCCACGACAGGCCGTGCCGCCATGCCAGCTGCTCGACACGGTTTTCCTGCATATTGGTCGTGCCGCCATGAAACGGGTTCTGGCCGACGTTGATGTCGGCTGCCGTCCCGTAGGCGTGCATCGACAATGCATTTGGGTTACTGCGATTGCCGCGCATGACGTAACCACCGCCGCCGCCCGCCAGATTGACCGGATAGCCGCGATCGATCATCTCGTTGAGAAAGCCTTGGAAGCGTCCAGCCACGTTTTGGTTGACCGTCAAACGCTGACCGTTTTTCAGCATGATCATGGTCTGGTTTTGCGCACCCGGAGCACCGAACTCACCTGTGCGCGCGGCATTGAATTCGCCGACTTCACCGCGCCGCTGCGCATAGCCATGCGGTGCCACTGCGCCAAGTTCGGTACCCGGAGCCATCGCTGGGATCATGCCACCGGGTGCCGAGATCAGATCGCTGCCCGCGCCGCCGTAGTCCGCCAGCTTTGCGATGGCACGTTCAGGATGCCGACCAATCGTCGAGAACCGCCGTCCAAGAATTCCGCGACCCAGAGTTCCGCTTTCGACTTAGCTTTGCGCGTCTCTGACAAAGGCGGCGATCGACGCATCCGTATCATATGCATTGCCACCGGGCACTTGCCCGTGCGCATATTGCAGGATGCCGAACGAGCCGCCGGGATCACTGGTATTCGCGCTTCGTGGATTGAACCCGGACTCGGCGTTGGCAACAGCGGTGCCGAATCTTGCCCACTCTTCGGGTGAGCCTGTCGTAATGCCAAATCGCGCGCCGTCAGCCGGGACCTTGCCAACTAGGCTCGAACCCTTAAAGGCAGCGAGCATCTTCTGATAGACGCCTGCGCCGCCCGCAGGACCCGCAGGCAAATTAAGGGGCGGCGCACCACCGCTCACACCGCCTCGGAAACCCCCGCCGCCACCCCCGCCGCCGTCCGGCAGGAAAGCGCCCCGGTTCTCCATTGTAGCAGGCGTTAGACCACCACCGCCGCCGATGTTATTGAGGCCAAGTTGCGCCGCCAGACTACCCGGCGGGGCGCTTCCGGACAGCGTCGTATTCAAGTCCTCAATCTGACGGGTCAGCGTGCGGGTCTGCTCGGTGTTCTCCTCCTGCACACGGCGATCCTCGAAATCGACGTCGCTGCGGCCTTGCATGATTTGCTGCCAGACCGGATTGTTGGTAGGACTGGCAAGATTGCCACCACCGCCGCCGCCGCCAAGACCGCCACCGCCCATAAAATTCAAGCCCATCCCAGACAGCGGAATATTCACCGGACCCGCACCGGGCTTCACTTTGGGTATGGTCCATTCAGGCGGCTTCTGGGGCGGCCCCAATTGCTGGGTCTCGAATCCCGGCAGGGCACCACCCAAAACACCGGAAAGGTTCGGCGTCTGTTGCGGCGTCACCTTCAAGGTATCAAGGACTTTTCCCGCCGCAATAGTTTCCAGCCCATTGGCAATGCCATTTAGGAGTTCGCCCAGCCTCCTCGACGCGCCAATGGACTCGTCGAGCTTCAGCAACATGCCGCCGACGGCGCCCGTGATGCGGTTATATCCAACCTCTGCATCCGCGAGATGCTTCTGGAGTTCGGCCGCGTTCTTTTCCCGCTCTTCCCCCACCTCCTTTTCGACATCACCGACCTCCCGCACTCTGGCGACGAACTGATCGAGGTCCGGTGTATTGAATTGCTCGCGAAACTGCCGCGCCATTCGAGCGCCTAGCTCCGGGTTTCCAAGCCGGGTCCAGCGCTCTTGGATTTCATCCATCGCCTTCTTGGTGATCTCCAGCTTTTCCTTGGTCGTCTTTGCGACATCAAGGCGCTGCATGAAATCGAACATCTTCGGAATTTCAAGGAAACCACCGCTCAACAAATTGCCGCGCAAGCGACTGTTGACCAGCGACAGATCGGCCAGCGCATCGCTGAAGCCAGCAACGTTCTTGGTTGCCGCCTCGACCGAGACGCCCGACGCCCGAAAGGCTCGTAGATTGTTCTCAAGTGCTGTCGTCGTCATGCCCATGCGCGCAGCAGCCGTGGACATGTTGTTGATTTCGGTCACGAGCTTCTGGACGTTGGTGGCGTCCTCCATCACGCTGATGCCGAACTTGACCAGCTCGGAGGTGACGCCGCCGACAGCGCCGCCGATAAAACCAGCCCGAGTCGCCAGCGCAGCAAGCCCGCCATGCAAGTCCTTGACGCCAGCGCCCGCTTTCGCTGAAGCCTGCCCAAGCGCTTGCAATCCGGGCGCATTGCCCAGATTGGCCAGCTGGTTTTTCAGGTTGGCAAGCCCCGCCGACGCTTGATCGTCGAGGGTTACAACCAGCGTGAGTTCTTCACGATCGGGCATTAATCGTCGCTCTCTTCACGCTCGCGCGCGGAACGCTGCGCTTCGATCAGCTTGATGGTGTAGTTGATATGGATTGCGATTTGCGACACCGGCATCTGCAAGAACAGCGTCGGGTCCTGCTTGAAGCGATCCGCCAGTCGATAGCAGTTGAGTATCAACTCGTCCTGCTCGGGCGCATTGCCTACCAGATCCCCTGCTCCGGCAGAAAAAAACTTCGCAGCCTGTAGGCACACGAGTTGTAGTCGCGCGGGTCGAACTTCTGCAACTGCGGCTCAAGCAAGCCGCTCAAGTTGGCCATCAGCACCATCATCTTGGCGTCGTCGATCTTCGCGTTGTAGACCATCTTGCCGCCGGTCACTTCGGTGATCTCGATCCGGCATGGATTGCCGCCGCAACGGATGATGTCCATCGCCGTTGGCTCGCGAAACGTCAGCTCGTGCAGAACCTCAGTT